TGTAAGGAATCTGTAAGACTTGGTATCATTGAGTTATAGCGAAATATATAGGTATAATGCATATTATTTTAATAAACTAATAGAAAAATAAAAAATAAAATTTCAAAAAAAATATTTTTTCGTGGAAGGTTTGAAAAATGCAATTTTATCTGTAATGTGTAAGAAAAAGCACATAAACTCAATAAAGACGCATCTTACAGATTATTACACATCAATAAAAAAAACTAGAAAAATGCTTAGAAACTACCAAATAGAGATAAAAAATAAAGTTCAAAATACTGAATTTCGTAAAAATGTTTTACAAATGCCAACAGGAAGCGGTAAAACTTATACTTTCATTGAAATAGCAAAAGACCACTTCGCAGAAACAACGCAAAGAATCTTAATTTTAGTTCACAGAACTGAATTATTAGAGCAAGCTAGAAAATCTTTAGGCGAAAGATGCTTTTTAATCAGTTCTGGAGTAAAAAATATACCACATGATTATGATTACTATATTGGGATGGTAGAAACTACCAATAAACGGATAGAAAAGCTACCAAAATTCGGTTTAATTATAATAGATGAATGCCACATAGGGAACTTTAAAAAACTGCCTTATTTCGACCAAAATTCACATGAGAAAATTTTAGGAGTTACAGCAACACCAATTTCTGAGCAGCCGTTAAAATACCAGTATGATAATTTGATACTAGGTCCAAGCGTTCAAAACTTAATAGATAACAATTACCTTCTAAATTGTGATGTTTATGGATTTGCTTCTGATTTAGTATCTAAAGAGAAATGGAAAATTAAAAAAGGTGAATTTGACGAAAAACAAATGGAAGATTTTTATTCATCTGAAAAAATGGTTAAAAATGTAGTAAATGCCTATTGGGAGAAATCAGCAGGTAAAAAAACATTAATATTCAATGTTAATCTAAAACATAATGAATGCGTAAGAAATGCCTTTGCACTTGAAGGATTAGAGGTAAGGACCATATCAAGTGAAACCGATAAAACAGAAAGAAAAGAAACTATAAATTGGTTTAAGCATAATAAACACGCAATACTTTGCAATGTTGGCGTACTCACAACAGGTTTTGATGAACCAAGCGTAGAAACTATTATTTTAAATAGAGCTACGAAAAGCCTAGCATTATACTTACAAATGATTGGCAGAGGATCAAGAATAAGCGAAGGGAAAGAAAAGTTTTTAATTTTAGACTTAGGTAAAAATACTTTGAGGCATGGACCATATACTGAATATTTTGATTGGCAAGCGTACTTTGAGCATGGGGCGAAATTAAATGATGGTAAAAAATCAAGTGGTATTGCACCGGTCAAAGAATGTCCTGAATGTCATTTTTTACAGCATACAAGAAAATTAGTGTGTCAATCTTGCGGACATGATTTTGAGGATGAAGCGGAAAAACAAAAGCAAGAAGAGAAAGAACAAAAACTTGTTTTACTTTTAAGTTCAAATCCTATAACATTGCCAACAGATAGAATATATGATTTAGCGAAAGAAAGGAATTGGAAAGAATGGGCGGTCCTTCATAAAATAGCTGAGCATCTTACAAATTACTATAATAAGCACAATGGTATTGAAGGACTAAAAGAAAAAGTATCATCAGAAATGTTAAAAGAAACCGCTAATTGGTGCAAGGTTTATGATAAGAAGTTTAACAAATGGATTCAAGACGTTTCATTAGATATATTAACAAAAAAAATAATACCAACAAATGAATAGAGAAGAAGACAAATTGCAAGCGGAAATAGTACAATGGTACTCGCTACATTATGGTAAAATACATGATAAATGCTTATTCCATTGTAATAACAAAGCAAAAAATGCTATTGAAGGTAATCGAATGAAAGCAATGGGGGTAAAAACGGGAGTATCTGATTTAATATTAATTGTGCCAAAAAAAATATATTTTATTGAATTAAAAACATCGAAAGGCAAACAAGGCAAAGAACAAAAAGAATTTGAAAGACAATTAAATTTATTGGAATGTAATTATGTAGTCATTAGGACCTTAGAAGAGTTTAAAAAACTTTGCGTAAAAGAGTATGAATATGCAAACTATTTACTACATTTGCATTGAGCAAAGTTTTTTCATACAAAACGTGTTTATTTATTAGATTAAAAAGGCAAAGAAAGCTAACTAAGGTTGGCTTTTTTTGTGTCTAGTCGTTAACAAAATATTTTAAAAATAAATTCATTAAATAATTTGTTTATCAAAAATTAGACTATATTTGCACTATCAATAACAATAAAAACAAACACAATGACAACTGCAACAATCACAAAAACAATAGCTAAAGTAAATGATCAACCTTCAGAATACTCAACAGGCTTTAAAAGATTAACATCTCTACCATTACGAGTTAGACACAATGTAATTTTAGCTTGTGTATTAAAAGGCGAAAGCAACGATAACTCAATGAAAGACTTTTTAAACAACTTGACCGAGCAAGAATTCATCAACTGGTTAAAATTAGCATAATTGCAAACAACTAAAAACATCTTTCATCAAGAGGCTTAACCGCCTCTTTTTTTTGTTTCATGAATTATACTTACATTTGCATACATGAATGATAAAGATACCCCGGGTGGATGGGGTGGATGTTAAAAAAGTAAACAATGGCAAGACCAAGCGAATATAACTTAGAACTATGTAAGGAAATTTGCGAATTAATAGCAGACGGTGGTAGCGTTCGCTCTGTATTAGCATCAAATGAAATATATCCTGACTTTACAACATGGTGCAGATGGAAGCGAGATAATGCAGAATTACGCAACTTGTATGTAAACGCTCAGCAAGATAAGACAGAGGCTTTACTAGATAACATTGTAAAGGTTCAACATATGGCATTAAGAGGTGAAATAGAGGCTAGTGTTGCGAATGTTGTAATGCAGACCGATAAATGGTTAGCATCTAAATTTTACCCTAAAATGTACGGAGATAAGACCGACATAACAAGCAACGGAGAAACTATAAAAACACCGCCAATAATTCAGCTATAATGTGATTATAAAACCTAACCCAACCGATAAATTTAAAATACTATACGACCTACCAAAAGATACATGGTTAGTAATTAACATCGGTGGGCGTGGTGGTGGTAAAAGCCATGAATCAAGTAAATACATTACTTTAAAAGCTATTTGCGAAGGAAAGCGTACCATCGTGATGCGTGATGAGAAAAGCAAAATCGATGAATCAATTTTAAACGAAGTAAAGAAAAGATTCGGAGAAATAAACGACAAATCAAATGGTTATATCAGTTCAATATACGATATGCAAGAAGGTGTATTGAAAAAAAGAATAGTAAAGAAAACCAACGACCCAAACGAAGGTAGCCTAGTGTTTACAATGGGGTTTCGTTCATCAACAACAGGCAAGGTAGCACACCTTAAATCTATATCTGACATTGATATTGCATTGATTGAAGAAATAGAGGACTTAAACGATGAAGATAAATTTAATACTTTAGCTGATTCGGTAAGGAATGAAGGTAGTTTTGTAATGGTGAATAGCAATGTACCAACTAAAGACCATTGGTTTATAAGGCGTTACTTTAATATTAACCCAAGTGAGCATGATGGATATTATTATATTGAGCCTAAGAATATCGAAGGCGTAGTTTATATCATTACCAGTTACCCTGATAACCCATATTTACAGCCTAAGACAATCGCAAAGTATGAAAGCTATGGAGACCCGAACCATGCAAATTATAATCCACATTATTACCTTACTCAAATACTAGGCTTATGTAGCTCAGGCATCAAAGGACAAATATTCACCGGTTGGAATCGAATAAGCATAGAGGAATATAACAGGATTGAGTATAACAAGTATTACTACATCGATTGGGGAGGAACGGATCCATGCGCAATAGGTGAAGTTAAGGCGCACAATAACCAATTAATCATTAAGCCGCTACATTACGAGCCAAAGAGATTCAATGACGTGATGATATGGCTATGTGAGCAAGGATTCACTTCAAAGGAAACTATTATCGTAGATAGTGCAATCGGTGAATATATGATTTCTAAGATGCGGAACGGATTCAATGAATCAGACTTTGATTTATACACTTTAGAAAAGTATCCACAACTAAGACGCGGATTTACCGCTATGGGTGTAGTTAAAAAAGGTTTGAACGGCAAAGGTTTCATCGAAACACGCATTGAAATAATGAAAGGTTACAATGTATCAGTTGTTGAAGGTACGGAGGGCGATAACCTATGGAATGAGT